CTTCCTCAATGTCAGTTTCTGCATTTTTCATTGTTAGTGAAAAACAACTGAGATGTACTGAGCGCCTCCGCAAGTGTCCCTTGTGTGAGTTTGTCGCTCCGTCAACCGACCCTGTGTCTGTGTTCGTTGAGTCTCGAGTTCATCGAGAAGATCACCTCGATTATTTCGCTCAGTCCGCTTTTATGGACGAGTATTTTGAGGTTTTTCGTCCGTTCATCGATTCTGGTGAACGAGGGAAAAACAATGTTGCAAATTCATTGCTGCATTGTTTTCCGATGTGGGCTCTGTGTTTGGAGTCTTACCAGGCCTGGATGGCTTTATGCAGTGTATATATGCTCATGCCTTGGCGAGCCCTGGAAAATGCCAAGTGTGATCGCGCGACCATTTGGAGAACCGCTTATACGGTCTTCATCGAGCGCATGTTCTGCCCAGACTTAACGGCCCATAACGGGCTGTGGGCGATTAAGCTCGACGCCCCGATCACTCCTTTTCAGGAAATCATCGCGCGTCATGCTAGTGCCGTCCAGAAGGAGGAGGGTCTATCCACTCCCACCTGCGAAAATGCAGTCTCTGGTCTGTTTATCCGTCCTCTGGACGAAGTGTGGTCGTCCCGTGGCGAGTTTTGGGGTCTGGCCAATGACGAAGCTGAACAGTGTAAAAAACTGTTCAGATCGTGCACAATGCAGTTCGATTTGCCCAAAGTGCAGTTCAAGTACGTGTCGCATTGGATGCCACTCCCCGATCATGGGGGGTATGATGTTTGGCGTCAATACGTCCCCAAAGACTGTGACAAGTACTGTCTTCCAAACGCCAAAGTTGTGCGTTCTAAGCTTCCGGTGATGTCTTATTGGTTTCCCTCATTGACTTCGCACCACCGCCCAAACAAACAGCGTTTGGTGGCTGGTAAACAAGGTGTGCCTTCATGGTTCCATGTTCCATTCCTGAGCGTGGGTGAGCGCGCCTTCTTTCCTGCTTTGAGCGCATATTGTGATCTGAATTTTATTGGTCGCAAACCCAGCGCATGCGTTGAGGTTGTTGTTGCCGACATTGCCCGGCCTTATGAGCTGCCGACCAGCGGCGCTGAGCCTTACACTGCCAAGATCCAGCACCCGACCACTGTTTCAGTTGTCCCTTTGCAAGACCAGTCTTTGTCCATTGATGCGAAACCGGTCGTTGTTTCCAAAACCGTCACTCCAAAAAGGAGTCCCGAGCGCAGGAGTTTCGTTGATGATCCCAGCGCTGGTGAGGACGAAAGTGATGCTTCAAGTCCTGCACCGTCTAGCGGCGGTCCGGATCCTGACGACCCTGATGCTCCTTCCGATGGTTCGGATGATGAACCCGAGCACGCCCATCCTCCTGCGGGCCCGGCGGATTGGGCCCGCGACATTGCGGCCGCTTGCCGCAATCGCCGCTTCAACGTTCCGCGGAATGATAAGTTTCTGCGTGAGCGCGCAGAAAACGCGGGTTTCACCGTTAATCGTGTTCCGGCCCCCACCCATGTCAATCCCCATTGGTGTTGTGCAGAGCTCCGTCGCATGGCCTTTTTCAAGATGGTTGCAGCTTCCACTTCAGCCCTACAAACGGAGCTGGTCGTGTTGAACTGCAAAATGCGTTATTTTCGTTTGTTGCAAGAAGTCGACGTTGCTCGTCGAATTCGATTGCAATCTTTTAGTTCCCATATTGACGCACACGCAGCTTCTTCCAGTCTTGAAAACAGTCATGCCTCGGTCCAGATGTGTGCTGCTGCAGTCATGGCTTTCGATTTATACGAATGGCAGGACCAGCCCTTCAGTGTTGAACACGTTCTTGAGTGTTGTCTGAATGACATGGGCCAGTTGAAACGTCGCGGTAAAGCGGTGTTCCAATGGGCCGGTTGGAATTTTAATGGACCAGCGGGTACCTGTTTCATGGAAGGCGCTTGGGTTCGTTCGGGCGATCTTGTCCGTTTTGCTCCCGATAGTGCCAATCCGCGTCCGCCAGCTCATGCCGCTTGCGACTGGCTTCACGACCAAGGCTGTTTGGACATCAGTGCTCGTTTGGGCGGAGTGCCGACTTGGCTGGCCTGGCATGCGTCAACTAGTTGGGGCGTTGGCAGCCATTATTCGGTTGTCCAGTTCGATATTTTGGACGCGCCAGTTCGCCCCCATCATGCGCCCACTGCTGGTCAGTGCGTTTTGATCACCACGCCCAAACATTCCAGTTCTTGGTTGCCTTCTCGCGTCAGTTCTTATTTTTTTGGCGTGAATGAGACCATTGTTGAACGGTCCGCCGTCGCTGCCGTTGCCGATTCATCCGCCTTCAAAACGAACACGTCGTGGACTTTGAATGGCACTGCAACGACTGTGGCCAACAGTGTGTGCAACACTCCGACCTATAAATTGATGCGTCGTTTGTTCCCTGACGTTTTCAGCCATTCCCCAGCAGAAGTTGCAGCCATGGTTTTGCAGTATACCGCGCCCCGTCATGCAGTCAGCATTAGCAATCTCGTGCAAAATACAGGACCGACTTTGTCGCAGTTGAACAATTCTTTGGCGGCGTATCCCACTCACACCGCCAATTCTTCTAACGAATTTTTGTTTGCAACTGCCTTTTTGGCTGCCTTGTTTGCCACATTTTCCGTCCTGCGTTTTTATTCCTGGCTACGTCCTGCTTTTAAAGCGAAACCCGCAGCGTTGGTCAAAGTTCTCACACGGGTGGATTGTTCGAACGTACTTCAACACGTCCGTGGCGGCCTGGCCCGTATTTCCGATTCTGGCGCTCTTGGAGTGGCCACTCTTCTCTTGGCTCAGACAGGCTTTCTGGCTTTCTTCGCTGTGTTGGAAGAGAAAGTGAAGAGATGGCACTGGACCATCCCCTATGCCATGGGTCTGTTCGAAGCCGCGTGCCACCAGCTGGATGGTCCCAACACGTTCATCCACGTCGCCAAGCATGTACACATGGCCCGACTCCCGTTTCAGCGCAGCGTTTTCATCCACACCGCGCATAATGTCCTTTTAGGAGTGGGCTTGGGGTTTTGGGCCAATGCTCTTTTGCTCTACAGCGCATGTTTTGCCGGAGTTTCCGCCGACAGTCGCCCGATGATGTTCACGCGCGCTATCCAGGCGTACATGCGCGAAGAGTATCACCGCCCTCGAGGCTTAGCTTCCACTGAGGCCCTTCCCGTTGGTGCGTACACTTTTCCTTCGCGCGATTCTTTGGCGCTGCGCGGTCTCGGAGGTGCTGCGCCCATGATCCAGATCGATCCTGATATTAAGGTCGTGCAGGGATTTCCTCGCATGGATTTTGAGCCGAGAGCCCGCGGCCAGCATTATTCAATCATCACTCCTTTTTGCGGTGTGGGATGGTATGTTCCGGCACGGACCGACCACCATTTGTTGACGGTCATGCAGGCCCGCATTCTGCGACCCCCACCCTGCCAGCCTGCGGTCCAGGAAGCTTTTTGGACGAGCCCCGCCGTCCAGGCCATCAAACAGCAGTGGTTTGAGCAGCTTCCAACCTGGTCAGTCATTCATTCACCCGACCATGCGCAAGAGTGGTTGGCGCACTTCACCGAAAAAACGCAGAAGACCCGCTACAAACGTGCGCTGGCCGAACGCAACCTTTTCGGACGCGATAGCTTGATGCGCTTGGCAGCCTTGACTAAAATTGAAGTGAAGTGCAATGAGTTGCTCATCAAGCCATCGGATGAGCCTGTCAAGCCCCGTGCGCTGTGGAACGTCAACTGCAATGTCCAAGCGGTTGTTGGTCCAGCCATTTTTGAGTACACAAAACGGTTTAAACAGCAATACAACATGAATAATATGCTGTTTTTTACCTTCAACGAGTTCGTTTGGACCATCACGGTTACTTATGGTGGCGCCAGCAACGACGTTGAATTGTCTGCATGGTACAACGAAGCGCACGCTCGGCTCGTTCCTCGAAGCGCCCACATTATCGTGGCGGGAGACGACAGTTTGGTTATTTTGATGGACTCCCGTGGCGTGGTCATGGAGGTCGAGGGTGATGCAAGTATGTACGATCAGTCACAATCCCATGGACCCCTTGCTTTTGAAGATGAGCACATGGAGAGATTTGGAGTGTGCGGACTGGTGCGTGATCTTCTGTACGCAACCAATTCCGGCCGTGTTGTTGGACATTTTCGAGATTGGGATTTCGCGAGCGTCAAAGCAGTTTTTGATCTTCATGACCGTCCAGAGCGGTCGACCGGTTCTTCAACAACAAGCGTCGGCAATTCTCTGAACATGGCCTTTCCATGCGTTGGCGCAGTGATCGCTTCCGACGGCGACACAATGGAGTACACTGACATTTTCCGGCAGTTTGGTTATCAGATGAAATTCAAGTTTCATTCCGAGCCGGGACACGCCACCTTTCTGAAAGGTATGTGGCTCCCGACTACCGACGGCTCGATGTGGTGGTGTCCGTTGCCATCCAGAGTTTTGAAGATCGGGAAGTCTCTGCAACCGCTCCATGTTCTGTACAGTGGGCGCGTCATCCGTGAGCACTTGAACGAAGACCGTTGGCACGACATTGCCCGCGCATATTTAGGAGAAGTTTGCGAAGGCTATCGGGCTTTCGTGCTCCCACCAATATTGTCCGACTATGTCGCCATGTTCCCGCATTTGGGCGGCCGCCCAAAAGTCCGACCTGAGCCGTGGAAGGTCCAAGCGGGTTTGGGGCCCAAACCCACCTTGGCACCCAATGCAATTTATCCGCTATGCCACCGATATGGGACGACCGAACGCGAAATCACCGAAGCCATCTCGCTGTTCCGTCCGGTCCCATTCATTTTGTACAGTCATCCATTGTTTTTTTCGATGGCTCATGCGGATTATTATTGATGGTGCTGGGTCCGGATAGGGCCCAAACGTAAATTCACTGCTCGGGTTCGTATTCGCATGAGCGAAATCGTTGTCCGGGATCTTTCAACAAATCGTCGTCTCAAAAAACTGACGAAACGCGAATTACGGGCACTTGCTCCTTCACGTCCCCCGCGCAAAAACAAGCGACAGCGCAAGTCGGCACGTCGTGCGAATCGTCGCAATCGCCGCAAATTCACTGGTGGATCTGCCCCACTTGCTTCCGCCACTTCAATGATTCCCTATGTTTCTCCGCCCAATCTCCCCATGGACGACCGTTCGATCATCAACAACACGATGACGAAGTCTATTCGTCAGAGTGATCGGTCCATTCTCAATCGATATATTCGCTGTCTCGTAAACAATGAGAACTTTAGCGCCCGTTTTCCTGACTCAAACCCCCGTCGCACGGCTTTGTTCACGTCCATTTCTCAAGTTGATGTCCCTATATTGTTCGATACTGGTGCTGCCTCTGCCAGATTTTCAGCCGCCATCCAGCCGATTTTGGGGGACATTAGTGCGCCGACGCACTACCAGGCGGCGGTCGCAAATGTTACGTCAGGCTTGGCTACATCCCCTTGGATTACTCAGGATTGGTCTGCCGCGGGGGCTTACTTGAATTCCTACAATGGGCGCGATCCACGTGTCGATATTAATGCCCAGTATGTTTTGTCAGGTGGAGCTCAGGGTTATTCGATTGCCACGGCGCTGAATGGCACTGGCGCTGGATTGGCCCAACCTTCAACGGCCGCCGGCGTCCAAAATTACGTGGGCAACATTCCCAACACAATTTCCAATGCCGTCAGTTCAGTGGTAGGTAACCTGCCCGTTGTTCAAACTGTCGGTGGCGGCCTCACCGTCCCGGCGGGGCAGTGGGCGATTTCCATGATCACTACAGGCACCACCACTTCGACAGCAGCCACAAACATCGTTCCTGCCATTTTTGGAGCGAGCGGCATGACAATCAACGACACAGTGACAGTTCCAGCTCAAGGCGGCAAT